GCCAGCGCATCGACAAGCAGTACGGTGACTGGCTGCACATCTGGAACGAGCTGACCCAGGAGGCGGGCAAGCAGGCTGGCTACGCCAAGATGGTTGGTAACGTCCCCGTGCTCGTGAACTGCCTGGTGCAAGGTGGTGAGGACTGCGACAACGACTGCGGCTCTGGTGCCCCCAACACGTCTGACGAGGTCCAGAAGTGCGCCCCTGAGTACACGCTGTACATCCCTCTCCAGTTCTGGTTCAACCGCCACCCTGGCCTGGCTCGGCCTCTGATCGCCCTCCAGTACCACGAGGTGCGCATCAACCTGGAGTTCAACGACCTGCGCAACCTGTGCTGGGACATCGCCCCCCAAAACACCTCCAACCCCCACGTCATCCGCGACCGTGTTGCCAACGCTGGTCTGGTCGCTGCCTCGCTGTATGTTGACTACATCTACCTGGACACGGACGAGCGCCGCAAGTTCGCTCAGGTCGCCCACGAGTACCTGATCGAGACCCTGCAGTTCACGGGCGGTGAGTCCATCACGTCTACGGCCAACAAGATCAAGCTGAACTTCAACCACCCGTGCAAGGAGCTCATCTGGGTGGTCCAGCGCGACTCGTTCGTGTCTTGCGATGACGCTGTCATCAACCCCTGGAAGGGCCAGCAACCCTTCAACTACTCTGACTGGTGGGACCGCTGCGTCCTGGAGTCTGGCTACTCCGTCACCCGCGTGGAGGGCATGGCTGGTAAGAACCCTGTGATCACGGCCCTGATCCAGCTGAACGGCCACGACCGCTTCACGGTGCGGGAGGGACGCTACTTCAACGAGGTCCAGCCCTACCAGCACCACACCAACATCCCCGCTGTTGGTATCAACGTCTCCTCGTTTGCCCTGCAACCTGAGCAGCACCAGCCCAGCGGCACCTGCAACTTGTCCCGTATCGATAACACCACGCTGCTCCTGACGGTCTCCAACAACGCTGTTGGCGCCACGACCTCCTCGACTGTCCGCGTGTACGCCACGAACTACAACGTCCTACGCATTATGTCGGGCATGGGAGGACTTGCTTTCTCGAACTAAGCAGTTTCATTTTACAATTACTCTTACGGTTATTGTATTTTGGTGCTGATAGTGAGATTTTAGCGTAAAATTGATTATCCTATTCATTTCTATCTTACAATAAGGTGGAAATGAATACAAAAGTAAAAGTAGGGAGACCAGCATCTCAGTGTATCTATAAAGAAGTTATTTATAAAGATAAATTATATGTTATTGCTAAAAAAGAGGATTTCTCATTTATATTTGATAAAGATGATTTTGACAAAATAAAACAAAGAACTTGGTATAAATTATCATCTGGATATATTGCATCAAGTGTAATGATAGATGGTGTAAAAAAACAACTTCTTCTCCATCGTTTTGTGATGAACCGTTTAGATTTTCCAGGAAAAGGTGCTACTGAAAGCATTGACCATATTAATCGCAATCCTTTGGATAATCGTAAAGAAAATCTTCGTATTGTATCACAAAGTGAACAAAATATTAATCAAAGTAAAAAGCCAAGAACTATTGTAAAACTTCCTGAAGATTCAGGAATTAATCCCGAAGATATTCCTCGACATATTTGGTATATTAAAGCAAACGGTGGACATGGTGATAGATTTGCGATTGAATTTAAAACTGAACATCTTGTTTGGAAAACATCTTCATCTAAAAAGTTGACTTTACAGCAAAAATTACATGAAGCTAAAGAAAAATTACAGGAATTATATCTACAGTTTCCGCATTTAAATCCAGCAACTAATGATACAGCAAAACATGCTGAAGAACTTAATAATAGTTTTAAAGAAATTATTCAATTAGCTCAATCAGAGTAAACATGGGACAAACAACAACAAAAATTCTGCCAATAGAAGCAATCACCAACAGTCCAGAAGCACAGCGAATCAATGCCTTAAACAATTCTGTTGCGGAATATATACGCTATATGCGAAGTGTTTTTTTGCAGGAACAAGAACTTGATTCTAGTCTTGAACAATCCCTTGTACAAGACTATAAACTAAAGTTAGATGCTGCCAAGACCTATATTCCCCATGTGAATAAAGCTTTGCTATCAGAATATATACATCGTCTTGAACACGCAAAAGAAATATTTGAACAGCATTATCGTCGGTACAAATTATATAGTTCAAAATAGAATGAAGCGCGTTACCCTGACAATACTTATCCTTATCGCGATTGTCCTACTTGGATTTCTCCTGTATAATGTCTCCTCTCCTCTCGCAATGTATCCAGAGGAGGCAAAAACACGTCTGCGCAGAGGTCAATTTGATTCCGTAGTCGACGTGCGCACTGATGCCGAATGGAATACAGGACATTATCCTCTTGCCATTCATATTCCTACAGGACAACTCCAACAAGCTCTCCCGCAACGTATTCCTGACAAGCAATCCAAAATTCTCTTTTATTGCAACACCTCAACACGCGCTAGAATGGCCGCAGAACAAGCGCAAAAACTAGGATACACCAATGTGCGCTACCTTGTTGGAACACACGCAAATCTTCTATAAGAAGAGCTGACCGCCTTTCTGTGGCTTTCGTTGTGTTGAATGAGCTTTACAATAGGATCCATCTACAGAAGCTTTTGAACACTGACGTGAATAACTAAGCGCGTAGGAACAGCGATAGACCATCATTGCTCCTACTCGTACTTTATTTGCCATCCACGCTGCGGAAGACTCGTCAAAGAATTTGGGCGTGAATTCTTCAATTCCTTTTGTTCCTATCATTTCTGCGTAGAATTATACAGATTTCTCTCCTACAATTTTTTAGATGGATGCCAAAGAATTTTCCAAAGAATGGTTTGAGGATGCCTCTAAAGAATGGCGTTCTAACAAGAGGAAAATGAAAGGCGGTATTTATAGATATACTTGCGAGCATACCTATACACACGGTAAAAAATGTAGGCGAGATGTATTTCTAAAATACGCCTATTGTCGGCAGCATTGGGCAAAATATCAAGTATTAACCGAACCAATACGTTATGATAACATATCTACAGAACAAAAATCCTCACTTTCCCAGACAACCTCCAACTCGCCTACATACTCTTGATAGTCTGTTGCTTTACTCGTGCTCTGTTCTGACCCAAGAAGCTTAATTAGAGCTTTGCTACGTCGTTCCAAAGGGCTACCTATCTCCTGTTTGGACAGGTGCTTCCACTTCCATTCAAACTGTAATGCCCCTCGCTGGTGCGGAAATCCTTTGACATGACATACACGCCTCCATTGCTTTCCACTTGTAGCTTTTGCCCCTCCCGATTGTTTTCCATTGTGTTGTTCTAGACGACGATCAATGTCAAGTGTGGCGCCGACATAGGTTTGTCGTGTTGTTGTGCATTGAAGAAGATAGACGCTCCACATAGATTAGATTTCTGAACTATCTTTAGGATGCGACGGACCCGAGTTCGTCACACGCGCAAAAAGCGCGGTGGAGGATTTTTTAATGGGATTAAACGGCTCTTTGGATTTCGGTCACGAGATCAAGCTCAAGCTCCTGTGGCACCACCACCTATAAAAGCCCGTAGACCTGCATTTGCCAATCTGAATGAACCAACAAATGAAGAACTTCGTCAGCAAGAAATACAGTATGAGGAGGAGCAAGAACGTTTGCGCACACAACAAGCAAAAAATGCTGCGATTGTTGAAAATGTTCGTCGTCAAGCACGTGAACGAGGAGCTGTCATTCCAGGTGAACAACCTGCACCCGTAAGAAGGCCCACGTGGAGGAATAGGCTCAGAACAGGGTGGTCATCGTTTACTCAACGACTTCGCAATCGTTTACCAGGTAGGCGCCCTGTACCTGACGCACCTGGAACACCGCCTACACCACCTGAAGTAACCCCTCCTGGAACACCCCCTCCAGCAAATGAACCTCTAAAAGAAATCACTCGTGAGGAATACCTTTCGAGCCCACAAGAGACAGTTGAAGATGCCTACTACCGTGTTGTATGGTATGTGAAGCAACGACTGAATGGTCGCACACACGCTGAGCTCCTGCCTTATTTGAATCGGCCAAAGTCAATGAAGGCAACACAAGCAGATATTGATGAGCTCAAACGGGCTCTACAACCTATACGAGATGCTGTTGGCAATGACCAAGAATATGATAAACTCATCACAGAAGCCTTTGGCCCATCAATTGATGAAGAACTTGACAGCTGGGAGCGTGGAATTCCAGCAACAAAGGCCGATCGTCAGAGACTCTGTTATGGACAAATCTGTAAGATTTATGTTGGGACACCTGAGGAACAATTTGCACAAGGAAATGTGGCAAATCGCTTTCCTCGCTTCTTAGGAAAATTATATTCTCTAACACCAAAAAAACTCAGAAATCTGAGTAATATTGAACGCTCAACCTGTACAACTGATACTACAGGATGTATACTTATTGTCAACCCTGTTGGTCTCACACAAGAGGAATATATGATTGGAATGGATGATTTTACACGCCTATCACCCACACTTCGCCTACTAGCAGTATCTTCTGATTACTTGTATAGCACACCGAGTACAACTGTAAAATACAAGACCTTCCCCACACTAGGATATCTTCATGATGCGATTGCTGCTGGTGCTGTTCTTTTACTCACACCACATCTAGCTCTAGATTTAATGAAGAACTTTCCTGAATTATACACTCTAATGTTTCGGTCTGATCGCTGGACACGAATGCCTCATGAGTTTCGTGTGCGGATGTTGGCACTCCAGTATTTTGTCGCGATTCAGATGTTCAATGCAGAACTTTCAGAGGAAAGTCTACGCCAGACATTCACTCAATTTCCAAATCCTGCCCTCAATTATGTCTATACCCTTGATGAGCCGACGAAGGCAGAACTTGAGGACTATTTTTTAACTGTTCAGCGTGAGTTCAAGGTGAAGCCGATGCCTCTTGAGAAATATCTCAATCTCCTCAAACCTTTAGCCAATCAACAGGTGAAGGCTGCAATTCAGCCTCGCTTACCCTCACCAAACAATATTCCTAATTGGGGAACAACACGACGTAAATCGAAATTAAGACGATTAATCCCACGAACCATTGAAGAGGAAGCAAATCTAACTGCTGCACTTCGGCGCAACGCAGCAAAGCGTCTTGTAGAAAATATTCGTGCTGGTCGTTCAACACTTGGACCAACCCCTAATGAATTACGCATAAGTGCCAATCTATCGCATCCACCAGCAACAAAGAGCCAACGCGCAGAGTTAAATCGCACTCTTGCCAATGCGTTTAACAATACTCGCCGTGTTCGGCCATCAGCCTATGAGCCCGTGTGAAAAAATTGAGCCAATATAGCTTTGTCACTCTAGTACAACTAGAATGCTAAAGATTGTTGACGTAGCAACGCTTCCTGAGCATAAGGTGACCAACTATGCACAGGAATATTCCTTTCCTCTTGACCCGTTCCAAGAACATGCCATTTCTGCGATTGACCAAGAGCATAATGTTCTTGTGTGTGCCAAGACAGGTTCTGGAAAAACTTTGGTGGCCGAGTACGCAATTGCCCACTGCCTCAAGCAGGGAAAGCGCGTCTTTTATACGACTCCTATCAAATCGCTGTCCAACCAGAAATTCCACGACCTGCGACAGATGTGGCCAGGAAAATATCAGGTGGGCATTATGACTGGCGATATCAAAGTGAATCCTGATGCGCAAGTTGTAGTGATGACTACTGAGCTTCTCCGCAATCTTCTCTACAAACAGGGAACTGCTACGGAGCACATTGGTCTCACTGCCAGTCTTACCCTACAGAATGTCGGCGCGGTCATCTTTGACGAGTGCCACTATATTAATGACAGGGATCGTGGCAAGGTTTGGGAGGAGACGATGATTCTCCTTCCTAAGGATATTCAGCTCATTCTTCTTTCAGCCACTCTGGACAAACCTGAACTCTTTGCTGGATGGCTAGGAGAACTCAAGCAGGTTCCCTGCCACCTCATCCAAACACAATATCGTATTGTACCTCTCACACACTATGTCTGGCACAATGGACAGCTCCGCACGATCATGGACAGCAAAGAGGTCTTTCACGATGATGTCTATGCCGATTGGGCACGCGGTCGCACACAGGAAGTGAAGGATCACGAAGCCTTTCAGAAAAAGGTTGCTCTTGCTAAGAAACAGGGACACGAAGGCCCTGTAGGTGGTAAGACGCGTCCTCAGAGTTTCCAGCATCAGCTCAATGAACTTATTCGTCACCTCCACGACAAGACTCTGGTCCCTGCGCTCTGTTTCGTCCTGAGTCGTAAGGGTTGTGAGAGACTGGCAGCACATGTAGAACAAGATCTTCTCGACAGTAGTGATGTCTCAGCAGCACTCAACATCTTTGACTTTCATCTCCGCAAGCACAAGGAGAATCTGGAGAAGATGCCCCAGTATCACACGCTACGCCGTCTCCTCCAAAAGGGTGTCAGCTTTCACCACAGTGGTGTGCTCCCTCTGCTCAAGGAGGTTATTGAGATTCTCTTCAGTAAGGGCTATGTGAAGCTCCTCTTCTGTACGGAAACCTTTGCGGTTGGCCTCAATATGCCGACCAAAACGGCCATCTTCACCCAGCTAACCAAGTATGATGACGCAACTGGTGGTATGCGCCTCCTGCGAACGGATGAGTACATTCAGATGGCAGGTCGCGCAGGTCGTCGTGGCAAGGACCCTATTGGTACTGTCATCTATCTTCCTGACCGTGAGCCTCCCACGACGGCTGAAATGCGGTCTCTGATGAAGGGTGGCAAACCTCAGGTGCAGAGCCGTATGGACTTTCACTATGACTTTCTGCTCAAGACGCTCCAGAGTGAAAATCTGCGCTGGATGGACATTCAGGATAACTCCTATTGGATGCGGCAACACAAGGCGGCGATCAAGGCACAGGAGCGCGAGGTGGCAGAGCTAGAGGCAAAGGCTAAGCAGTATCCAATGACGGAGGAGGCTATTCAAGCAATGGAGGAGAAGGATACGCTGGAACTCCGTGTCAAGACCGAGACCAATGCTAAGCGTAAGGAGGCGCAACGTCTGCTTGATCGCTGGAAGGATAGCCACGTGGGAATGACGTGGCATACCTATCAAGAACACTGGAAACAGCTCAATCTGGTCATCAAACAGACGGCTCAAGCCAAAACGATTCTGGGTAAAATGTATGCTAATCGTGGAAATGTGGAGGATTGGCTGAATGTGCTACGCGACCTGGACTTTATTGACGCTGACAATAAGCTACGGACAAAGGGTATTCTAGCGTCTGAGTGTAATGAAAATCACACGCTACTCGCTGCTGAATTCTACATTCGTGGCTATCACAAGAAGCTTACACCCTTTGAGCTCTTCACCACCCTTGCGTCATTTATTGATGAAAAAGAAACAGATGCTACTCCTACGCTTGAACAGCTAGAGGTTCCCCAGCCAATTAAAGAGGCAATGATGGACCTGGACACTATCACACGTGACTTCTGTAAAGTGGAATCCAAATATGGTGTCTATAGCCGTGAAGACTTCTGGACCCTTTCCACGACTTGGGTGGAACCTGTGTGGCGTTGGCTACAGGGCGAGGACGCAGCACAGATTTGCTCAGACTATGGACTCTTTGAAGGAAACTTTGTACGAGCCATTCTGAGGGTGAGCAATATGGTGGAAGAGG